GCCTTCGGCGGCAAAGTTCTGTTCGAAATAAATGAAGCCGGGCTTTGACCACTCGCCCTCATAGCGGCGGGCGTAATCGCCCATTTCTATGCCCATCTGCTGTTTGTACCAGTCCCGCACTGCGGAATAACAGTCATAAACGCCGTAGTTCCAAGGGCGCCCCAGTAAACCTGCGTCTTGGGACGGGTCCAGCCAGAAGGCTTCGCTGCCAGCGCAGTTCCACACGGCATAAGGCAGATTCAACGCCTTGCACGCTTTGATGTCAGCCGGGCTGAAGCCGCTGTACTTGGCGTGGCTGTGCCAGCACGCCTTGGCATCGTCAAGGTAGTCAGCCGTGTCCTGAGCGCTGATGACAAAAGTGTCTGGCTCGTTGCTGGTGTTCTCGCATTCGACTACCGATCCATCAAGCAAGATGAACCCGCATGTCTCCTTCGGATATGCACGTTCTGCATAAGTGCGCATTGCCAACCGCTGTTCAGCAGTAAGCGGGTTTTGCCATTGCGACAGCATCAGCCTTGTGAATCGACGAGACCAGGGAAACCGCCAAATGGCAGCCGCGCACCATCACCAAAACGAAGCTGGCAGCTGGTCAAACGCTTCCCGCACACATCATCGTCAGCACTGACAACAGCGTCATCGTTTGCGTCGAAATAATCCGTGCCGTCATAGTGGCACCCAATGTCACTGCGGTAGATCCACTGGCATTGCTCACGCAAAAGGCGCCGACCAGGCAAACTCCGACCTTCAAGGTCAAACGGCACAGCCAACTGGAACGTGACCGCCAATTTGTTTTCGCTGGATTTTTGCTCAACAACCCACTGGTCTGGTCCCCAGTAAGCATCAGGATCCGCTCCGGGAGTACCGTCCAGATATGTCGTCAGCGTTCGGATTCGGCTGACGCTGGCACCAACCAAGTCGCTGTAAGTATTGGTCAGCGCTGTAATCGCCAAGCCCACGTTTGCAAAAGTAATGCTGGGACGCTCCAGCTTGCCACTGGTATTTAGCTCAAATCCGCTGGCCTGCATCGGCAAAGCCGTGTAGGTATTGCTGTCGTAAGTAATGTCCTCGCCGTCTGTCTGCGACCAGTTGCAAAAACGATAGATCGACTGGTCAGTTGAACCAGCAGGCAACAGCGTCGAAATGTCCAGAGTGAAGAGGTCAATGACCTCCGGCATCTGGGTTTTGAATGTCTCAGCGACTGGCGGTGATTGCGTCATACGAACACCCGCTCCAGTTCAAACGAGATCGTCATGAAGGATGCGCTGACTGGTGTCATCGTCCAGCCGTCACGCACCACATAATCACGGGGCGAAAGCGTCAATGTCACTTCAACCACCGTGTCATTGGCAATGTCTACTGAGGTCAGCAGACCTGTGTCAAGGTTGGCGGTGTAGTTCGTTGGACGGCTGTAGCCGTCAAGCGACAGGGTGCTGATGTCCGTGTAACCCAAATCCAAAACGCCGCTTTCAAACGGGCGGGAAAAGGTTTTGGTGGACATTGGAGCGGTCCACTCGATTGCTGAGCCGCGCACAGTCAGCAAGTAGCTCTCAATGGAATACGCATCCGCGTAAGGCATTGGCGAAGTAACGCACTTCCAAACTTCGCGGTCGGTATTAAGTCCGTCCGTCAACAACTGGCTGTAGCCGTCGCCAAACGTTGCCTGCTGACGGCGTTGGCTGCGTTTCACCACCGGGGTGGCGTGAGCCAAGGGGATGTCGTCAAATGCGATGTAAGCCATTAACGCAGGACCCCTCCGCTACGGCGCTCGTTGACCAGGGTTGACATCACGATACCTTGAACTTGGTTGGCGATCTGCTTCTGGGCGGCAGGGCTCAGCTGTTCGCCAGTGTTCTCGACGGTGATGTTGATTGAGCCGACCTGGACGCCGCTGCCGCCTAATTCATGATTTGGCGTGATCATTCCGCTCGCACCAGGCGTAAAGAGCTCAGGTCCCCTTTCGCCAACGATGTAAGACCTGCCGCCTTGCACGGGGCCTCCGTTTGCCGCAAAGCCTGCAAACTGACCCTGGAATCCAGATGGGGTAACAACGGCTCCTTGGGTCATTTGTGGCGCTGATCCGGGCAATGCTTTTGAGCCTCCACCGCCAAAGAAACTCAGACCGATATTTAGGATCTGCATCTGGATCTGAGCAGCAATCATTCGTGCTGCCATGTCCAAAAAGTGATCAGCTGTGCGCTGGAACAGGTTCGCCAACGCTTCGCGGGCAGTCATGCTGCCGTTGATAATTCCCTTGAACGATTCAGCAAACGCATTGCCCAAAGTTTGAGCAAGACCGATCACCTGCTGAACAGGATCCATCAAGTCATTGATCTGACCCTGAATCAGATCAATCGCATCCTGCAGGCGATCCTTATCAGTTTTTTGTGCATCGCGTGCAGCATCTTGAGCTTCACGACCCTTACGCTCAATTTCATTGCGACGTTCAAGCGCTTCATTCAAACGCTCTTGCATCGCAACTTCAGCCTCCGTTCCAGCAACAGCATCTACCAGCAAACGGAGTGCTTCGATTCGAAGATCAATCTCAGTCAGCTGCTTTTCGGTCAGGCGTTGGATTTCTTTGACCTGCTTGTTGATCTCAACAGTTTGCTGAGCGACTGCCGGTACAACACCAGAGCGAATCAGCTCTCCGTACTCACGCTCGAATGCAGCTTTGTCCTTGATCTGACTTAGCTGATCCTGGAGCGGACGAGCCAAGCCCTCTGTTGCCTTCAGGATTTGCTCCGCAAGCTCATGCGCTTCACGCTCAAACTGCAAGTTGGCTGCTTCGATAGTGCTTAGCTCAATCGCCTGGCTGATTTCACGGTCGCCTGCGTCCGTCAGTTTTTTCCGCTCTGCCGCTCCAGCAGCCATGGCCTTTGTAATCGCCATCTCATGGCGAAGAATCATGCGGGCAGCTTGCGATTGCTTGCCCTGCAGCTGAAGCAGCTCTTGCTCAGCAGCAATCTGACCACGAACAGTCTCCAACCGCTTCATTAAACCAATCGTTGGATCGGCTGGAGTTCTGCCCGTGTCAGGCGGCTCAATTAACGCTAAAAGCGCAGCTCTGGCTTCAGTAAGCTGCCCAGCCTCTTGCTCACTGACGGGAGTCCTCAGTTCAGTGGGACGCGCTGTCTTCGCTCCCCTAAACGCTCTACGCGCAAAACTTCCACCCCTCTCCCTAATTTCCTGGCTCGTTAGCTGTACCTGCTTTGTCTGGAACCTGTTTAACGCTTTGGCAATGGCAACCCTGCGCTCATCTATGCTTAAACCTTTGGTGCTTAAAAATAACTGCTTTGCCTGTTCGTCAGTGAAACTATTCGCAAGATCAAGAATCGCGGCAGACGCCGAAGCTTCGTCTTTAATCCCGGCAATCAAATCAAATCGCTGTTTGCTACCAAACAATTTTCCAGCGGCAGTAGCTAACTTTGGATCTCCTAAAAATCCAAACGCTCCGGCAAGCTCAAGTGCTTCTTCCTTCGTAATTTTTAGCGATCTTGCGAGATCGTCAATGTCTGCTGCAAACAGCTTTGCCCTGCTGCCACCTTGGGCAAATTTTACGTTTAGATCTTTCAGGGCATCGTTGAATTGTTTTTGCTTGTCAATGGCTTCGCCAATTGCCGTGCCAAGAATCGAAAACGCAAACCCAAGCTGACCGCCAATCGCTCCGCCTGCCAAGCCGCCTATGCCGCCAAGTGCCGCTGCAGTGCCGCTTTGCCCGAATAACGCTGGAAACGCTCCACCGATTAAACCGCCGCCAATCGCACTTTGGGTCCTGCGATTGCCTAAAAACCGTCCGGTGCGAGACTGTCCAAACTGCCTGCCAGTTCTTGCAAAAAAGTTTTCAGGGCTTGGACCGATAGGCGCTCCATATTGATTTGGATTGGCAAATACTGGCGTGCGGTTTAACTCTTGGGTGACTTGGCGAATCCGCAGAGCAAGTTCCTTGTAAGAGGCAGAGCCTCGATCTACTTTGCCAATCGTTTGCTCAAGAACTTGAGCATATGCCTGCATGGCATTTGTTGTATTTGCAGGCTCAAAAGCCAGCAAATCTTTAAGAGACTGGCCCTTGGCAAACTGCACCCCAGATCTGCCGCCTCCGGCAGCCATATCCCTTAACGCCGCAGCAGTTGTTTCTGCCTCTTTGTTAAACCGACGCAGCTGGATAATCGAACGTGTAAAGTCAGTTTTTGTTATTGCACGAGTAAAGTCCGCCCACGCACCAGACCCGAACTTGACGTTGCGGCGATATGCGTCAAGCTGCTTTGATTGCTCGGCTAAAGCGGCAGAACTCTTCCTGACTTGGGCTGTGTTTTCAGCAAAAGCCTTTGCGGATGCTAAAGCTGCCGCTTTGTTATTGCGCTGTTTTTTTGCGTTTTGTTCTAGCTGTTTGTTTAACTTGTCTGTTTCCCCACCTGCCTGCTTTGATAGGTCTTTTAATTTTTTTTCTTGCGCGATCAGCTCCTTGAGCTGGTTCGACAAACGTGTAACGCCCTGAGACTGTACGTTTACGCCAATATTGATGCCATAGTCGGCCATGGCTGAACGTACTGCTACTGCTCAGTCAAGTCTATCGCGAGACCATGGTTCTGGCTCCGCGTCCCGTCCTGGCACG